CTGGCTGGAGTTCAACGCCGGGAACCGGCCGATCAGCGAGGGGCGCACGCTGCGGACCTTCTCGATCAAGCTGGAGCGCGACTTCCCCAAGCCGGTCTGACCATTCGGTCAACCAGCACGGCGCCTTCAGAGGGGAGGGGAATGGCAGGGGCGGCGGGGGGCTGGAATCGGCGGACGCCGGCGGGCGCGGTCAAGTGCGACTGTGCCCCCCGGCGGCTGGCCTGGGCGCAGCTGGACTGGCAGGGCGCCGGGACCGCGTGCTGCCACCGCCCCTGCTGCGCGGTGGGGGCGGGGCCGGTGGTCGTGATGGCGACCCGGGAGCAGGTATTCCGCCTGCGCCACCGGGCGGTGACCGAGGGGTGGCGGTGCCCCCGGTGCGGGGAGTACGTGGCGCGGCACGACCGGAACTTTGCCTGCATCGACGCCCTCACCCGGGCGATCAGGGAACGGAAGGCGAGGAGACGGTGACGAACGAGAACGGGCTGTACGCCCCGGAGCGCGCCCAGCAGTCGGCGCGGACCCGGCAGACGACCTTCGAGCGCGGGGTCGCGCTGGCCCTGGCGACGGGGATGCTGCGCGACCTGCGGCACCTTCGGACGCTGACCGAGGGGCTGCGCTGGATCGCCAACGGCGACGACCTCGACCACGTCGACCGCACGCTGAGCCACCTGCGGGAGGACATCCTGCGCGCGGAGCGCATCGAGGGCCGCGCGGAGCATGAGTAGGATCGGCTGGGTGCTGGTCGGGCTGGCGGTGTGGGTGGCGCTCGGCGCCGCCGCCGGCCTGCTGCTCAGCCTCGGCGTAGAGCGCCTCCAGAGGGGAGGGGACTAGCCGAAGCGCACCGGGCGGCCCGGGGCGAGGGTCTGGCCCCGGCTGAGGGCGTCCGTGCCGTAGAGGCAGGCGGTGACCATCCCCGAGAAGGCGTCGACCAGGTCGTCGTGCTCGCCGCCGGGGAAGGCGAGCAGCTCGGCCTGCGCGATCGGCCACAGCGGCAGGCCCTTGTCGTAGCAGACGTCGCCGGCCTCCGCTTTCCCCGCGTGCGCCCGCGCCCGGACGACCTTGTCCGTCGACACCGGGACGGCGAGGACCTGGCAGGCGTGCCGGCCGATCAGCAGCCGGCTGATGGCCTGGACCAGCACCAGGGTCGCCTCCTGCCGGAACGCCGGCACCTCGACGGTGATCAGCCCCGGCCGGACGGTGGCGATGTGGTCGGCCAGCGCCGCGGGGAGGCCGTCCTCGGCCACCTTCTGGCGCCACAGGTGGGTCACGTAGATTCGCCGGACGGGGTCGGCGGGGTCGTAGCCGCCGGTCACGGCGGCGGTGAAGTCGGCGGTCTTCTTCTCGCTGAAGGCGAGGTCGACGTGCATCACCGTGGTCAGCCGGCGGGCGAGGATGGGGAACTCCCGGGGCAGCGGGCGGAACCACGCCTCGTCCCGGAAGATGCCGGCGCCGACGCCGGTCGGCACGCCCTGCCAGACCGTCGCGAACCGCGCCCCGCCGATGCGGCGGCGTTCGTCTTGGAGGTGGGCCACCGGAAACCGCTCCGGCCAGAGGGCGCCCATGCCCGTCGCGTCATCGACACCGACCGATCGGTCAGCCGGCGTCCAGGGGTACGGACCCAGCGCGGGGAAGCGGTACACCGGCCAACCGGCGCGGCGGGCGCGGCCGATCAGGTCGTCGGCCGTCCACCTCGTCCCCACCCCGAGGAGCCAGCCGCCCGGGTGCAGGCGGTTCTCGATCGTCATCGTGAGGTGCGACCAGGCCCTATCCGTAACGAGGGCGCTCTCGCTCTCCTCCTGGGTCAGGGCGTCGTCCAGGATGATGCCGTGCGCCCGGGCGCCCAGCACCGAGGCCGACCAGCCGGCGATGCGGTAAGCCGGCTCCCGCTGCGTCCTGGGGGTCCCCTTGAGGTAGAGGCCGTCCGTCGACCAGCCGCGCTTCAGGTCGGCCCGCGCCGCCCCCTCCGGGAAGACGGCGGCGTGCCGATCGGATTCGCTGAGGACGGCGCTGACCGTGTCGTGGTAGGTGCGGGCCATCGGCGTGCTGCTGGTCAGGGCCAGGATGCTCTGGTCGGGCGCGTGCCCCAGGTACCAGGTCGCCAGCACCTGGCTGAAGATGGTCGACTTGGCGTGCCCGGGCGGCGCCACGACGTACAGCCGGGGCGCGTTGATCGGGGGCGGCTCGGCCTCGCCGGCGGCGGCGTCGGCGCGCTCCCGGAATTCCTGCACCCGGACCCCCGTTGGGAGGGGCACCGGCTCGAGCGGCGGGGCGGTGGCGCTCGCCCGCAGCAACTCCACGGCGAGGTGCCACCAGATGCGGTGGTGCTTGCGGGGCGGCAGCCCCCAGGTGTACGCCTGGTACACCTCCGGGCAGCTGCGCGCCAGCTGCAGGTAGACCTCGCCCAACGGCGCCTTCAGAGGGGAGGGAAGGACGGGGGCAGCGATCATCCCCCCTCCCCTCTGAAGGCGCCGTTCGACTTAGTGGTCCGCATCGGCGGCGGACCCGGCGTCGGCGCCCTCGCCGCCCTCCCGGTCGGCCAGGAGGTTCAGCAGGTCGCGCATCCGGGCCGCCTCGGAATCCGAGAGCGGCGCGACCGGCGGCGCCTCGCTCACGCTCGCGCTCTCCTGGGCCGTGGGGTTCGCCGCCCGCCCCCACAGCCGCTCGGCCAGCGCGACGGCCGTCCGCACCCGCTGCTCAGAGGTCGGCCGGAAGACCACCGTCTCCTGGGGGTGCAGCTGCGGCCACCGGAACCGGGCGCCGCGCATCACCGCCACCAGGAATTCCAGGACCTCGTCGCCGTCCCGGGTCCGATCCAGCAGCTTCTGCCGGCCCGTCGCCGCGTCGAGCCAGTCGTGCGCCTCGCGCTGCGCCCTGATCTGCCCCCTGGTCAGCACGCCATCAGTCTACTTGACCGATCGGTCGACGTACCGCCGGCACGACTTGCAGTCCTTCTCCGAGGGCGCGTGATCCGGCACGTGCGGCCCCACGCCGCCGTTGTCGCTGAGGCAGACCGCCAGCAGTCCCCGCCGCCGCTCGTCTCCCGGGTAGTAGTGCCACTTCCCGGTGTGCGTCTCCCGCCACCCATCGCCCCAGACCGTGGTCGCTGTCACGGATAGCCCTCCTGGTCATCCAACCGTTACCAGATCAAACGTCACGGATAGTAACGGATAGAAACTTGGCGTACCAGATCAAACGTCACGGATAGACGTGTCCCATGAGGTTATTGGCCCCGCGCGTAGCGCCTAAGCGCATAGGACTAAGAAGTTCATGGGACACGCTCATCCGTGACGTTTGATCTGGTAGACGACCTCTCCAACCGTGACACATCCGTGACGTTTGATCTGGTAGCCAAAACGCCCCCAACCGTGACAACCGTGACACGCAAAGACCCCGGGCCGTCAGGGGGAGTCCCCTCCCCTCTGAAGGCGCCGGGGTCATCGCGCCGCGCCGGGTCATCACAGGCCGTTGCGCCATGATACCCCACGCCAGCCCCGCTTCAACCGGCCCAACTTCGAACCGGTGCCGGTGGTCAGCGCGCCCCCGCTCCCCGTCCCGCCGGTGCGCTTCTGCTCCGGCTCGACGTTGGGGAAGCAGGCGCGCAGCGCGTTCGCGACCTGCTTGTAGCTGAGCAAGACGGGCCGGCCCCGGCGCTCCGTCCGCTCGCGGTACCGGGTGATCAGGGTCTGCGTCTCGATCCAGCCCTGCCCCACCTCGCGCAACTCGTTCTCCAGCCACTGCGGCAGCGGGTCGAGCGCGTCTACGAAATCCTGGATCGCCTCCTCCATGCTGGGGGTGACTACCAGCTGCCCCCCGGCCAGCAGCTTCTGCATCGCCGGCAACGCCATCCGCAGGATGCCGGACAGTTCCGCCGGCGAGGTGATGGCGTCGACCAGGACCTGGCGCGGGATACGCGCCGGGTCGTTCTCATCGAACGTGCGGTCGAACGGCAGGAGGTGCCACCGCCGGCTGTAGCCCCGGCTGGCGTCGATGCTCTCCGGCAGGTAGTTCGCGCTGAACAGCAGGCGGCAGAAGGGGCGGAACTTGAACGCCGGCCGGTGCTTCCGCTCGGCGCGGATCACCTCGCCGCTGACGATCGCCTTGAAGTCGCCGGAATCTTCGAGCCGTTGGCTGGGCAGGTCCATGCTCACGTTGAGCAGTTTGCCTCGCAGGTCGGCGGTCGCGAACGGGTTCTTGCCGATCGCCTGCAGGCTGACCGAACTGGTGTTGTCGTCTCCCACCAGCGAGAGCATGGCTTCGAGGAACACCGATTTGCCGTTCGAGCCGTCGCCCAGCAGCAGGACCGCCTTGTCGATCCCCCGCAGGGGCAGCACGCAGAGCGCGACCACCTCCCACGGCACCCCCTGCGCGACCGCATCGGCCGGGAACACCTCCCCGCAGAACTTCGCGAACGCGGGGCAGTCCGCCCCCTCGGCCCACTCCACCGGCAGCTGCACGGTGGTGCGGTGCCGGGGGCTGTGCGCCGTCAGCGTCCCGGTTTCCACGTCGAGGCGCCCGTTCAGCAGGTTCAGGAACCGAGGATCGGGCACCGTCTCCAGCTTGGGCGCGTCCCCGGCCAGCTGCGCCATCACCTCGTTCAGCAGCTTCTGGTCGAGGTAGGCGGGGCCGTGTTCGGCCACGATCCACTCCTTGACCAGCCGGCGCAGGTAGACGTCCACCTCGTCGCTACGGTACACGCCGTCCCGGTACAGGTAGAGCAGCATCCCCTCGTCGCGCGCCAGGTGGTGCTGCCCCTGGACGTAGGCCACCGCGAGGTACGCCACCTCGTTCGGGTCCAGCGCCCGCTGTT